CAGGTTATGGTTACGTTGGGAAGGCAGTAGAAGCTGCTCTTAAAAGTTACCACGAAGTTAGAGTAGTGGATCCAGCTATTAACAATGACACCATCACCAGTAAAGTATATGACGCATTGATTATATGCGTATCGACACCAGAAGGACTAGATGGCTGGTGTAACATGCAAAACGTGTACGATGTCATAAAGCAGTCAACGTACAAACCTATTTTAATAAAAAGTACTATCAGCCTAGAAGGTTGGAAACACTTGGCTGAAGAAGTACCAGAAAAAGATATATCGTTTTCCCCTGAGTTCTTAAGGGCCAACACGGCCCTTGAGGATTTTTCTAAGCAGAAGACGATGTACATTAGTGAAAATAACTTTGACTTTTGGGCTCAAATATTTAGAGAAGCTTTTCCGGATATAAGTTTTAAAACTGCTCCGGCAGAAGAACTTATATTGACAAAGTATTTAAGGAATAGCTTTTTAGCTCTTAAAGTTGCATACTTTAACCAAGTCAAAGATCTGTGTGATGCCACTTTTACAGACTTCGAGACAGTAAGAAGATATGTTACCGATGACAAAAGAATTGGTGATGGTCATTCTTACGTTACAGAAGAAAAAGGATTTGGTGGACACTGTTTTCCAAAAGACACCGCTGCTATCTTAAACTCAGCCAGAGAAGTTGGTGAAGAGTTTAGTATTTTAAGAAAAGCAGTTTCATATAACAGGAGTATAAGGAGTGGTATACGTGAGTAGTATAGTTGATGATGTTTTAAATTTTAATATGAGAAAAGAAAAAAAGATTGCACGCAAAGAAGTGGCAGAAGCCATGGAAAAAGTAGTGAAAAGAATACCATATAAGTTTCAAGAAGACAGGTCGATCAAAGAGCTGTTGGAACATATTAACAATACGTATGATAGCCACTATTCAAAAGAGAAGTTTCAAGCCACAGAGTTTATAATCGACGGTGGGCATGGTACAGGATTTTGTATTGGAAACATTTTGAAGTACGCTCAAAGATACGGTAAAAAAGGTACTAGAGAAGAAGCTAGAAAAGATCTATTAAAGATCTTACATTACGCTGTTATTCAACTTTACGTACATGATACTAATAAAGAGTAGGCGTTTTTTCGTTAATATAAACTGGTTTACAATATGCGGTAGCTCTATGCTCTTCAGGAACTAAGTAGTTGTGAGTATAGTTACCGTATCTTTGTACTATTTTTGATGCAAAATAATTACAATCGTTGATATTGCGAAAGTACATTGGTTGGCCACCTTGCTTAACATCACCAAGCAAAAACACTAATAAAAAAGCGTGAATCAATCTTCTTCCTTACACTCACAAGTATAACATACATCATTTGAACAGTTAGGGCATTCTGGCGAATAGCAATGACATCTACATTTACATTTATTACAGTATCTTTCTGGACTACCTGACATTACTTGTTACCTTTCTTTATTGAATTAAGACTGTTGATTATGTCGTCAATATTTGGTTCTTTAGTCCATGGGTTATATATACACCGATATTTAGCTGGACAGTTATCTTCATACATTAAAGTGTAAGTCTTATTGCCTCCACGATAAACGCATGCTTGTCTACCGGTAACCCTTGACTTTAATCTTTTCATGAGTCGGCAAGTGGTGTACTTTTTCTTTTTGTCGCCAAGGCCTCTGTTTATTTTTTGCTGATTAGTATATGGTTTCTTTTGTCCGTACTTACGGTCTTGTGGTTCGTAGATCTTACCTCCAGCGTGAGCCATTATAGTATAAGCAAAAAAGAGAAATGTACCTATCCATAATTTCAATTATAGTACGCCTCTTGTTTCTAAAGCCAGTACTAGTAACCAGAATAAAAAGCCACCTACAACGGCGATACCGATAGTTATCGCTGTCCACTCTACAACTTTTCTTCTGTACTCTTGTTGATCATATATTGCTTTTTGTCTCTTCTTTCGAATATCTGCTTCTGTTTTAAGCAGTTCGTCCCATGCACTTGGACCTCTGGTAAGAGTAATAAGCTGACGTAACTGATTCCGCATATCTTCGGCTTTCTTCTTAGCCATAAAGACTTGCATAGCTTCTTCCTCGACAGATCCAGCTGCGAATAATTTTTTAAATAGCGGAGGTTTTTTAGTATATTCTTCTGCCTTCTTAATGTCACTGACAGCGCCCATCCATCTTCCAAGATCTTTTGACATGCCTTCAATGTCGCGTCCAGCGGCGAATCCAGCTTTGATAGCGTTGAAAGCTCCTGTCGCAATGCTTATTGCGGCCCCTACTTCTATCATATTCAACTCCTCTTCTTCATTACTATTTATAAAAATAATCGTTTACATTCAATAATTTTTGTGGTATAATATATAGTATATAGCGATGAAACTGCGTAAAAAATAGACTGGACCCGGGGGCGGTACCCGGCGCCTCCACCAAAATACTGTTATCGAGTTTTTTTATGGGGGCGAAATAGGATCGACAGGTATTGAATAGCAAAGTGGAGCTGTCCGGCGGAAGCTCGGTTAACGCAACGTTCAACTAAACGCAAACGATAACTTTGCACCTCAGGAGTTCGCGCAAGCCGCGTAATTCCTATGCGCCCGGAGAGAGCGTGGAAACAGAATCTCTCCACTATGAGGGTATGGCAGAGTGGCTATGCGATGGACTGCAAATCCATTTACCTTGGTTCGATTCCGAGTATCCTCTCCAAATTTAAGGAAACAAATGTTAATATCAAAACACTTTTGCCCACAGCCGTTTGTATACATTTATCCTAATCATGATGGCTCTTGGAAACCATGCTGTAAGGCTGGAACTTATCCAAAGAAAAATATGTCATTTGACGAATGGTGGTATGAAGATCAAGATTTAAATGATCTGAGAAAAGCACTACTTAGCGACGAGTGGAGTCAACCATTGGAAGATGTGTGCGGCCCTTGTTTTGGACCAGAGTCTCGAGGTGTAAAATCATACAGACAATTTCAAGTAGAGACTTGGTCAGAGCCTCTAGCAAAAGGAAAGATAGAAAGACTAATATCTTTTTTTAAACATACTGGAGAAGTTCAAGCTGGCGAAAGGATGTTTATCGTACAAGTTAAAGGAATTGGAAACCAATGTAACTTAAAATGTTATATGTGTGCCCCACATAACTCTACGAGCAGAACCACAGAACTACTCAAAGGCACTGAAGAAACTGCAGAATTATTTTATAAAGGCAAAGGGATGTCTAGGCTTATTTTTAATAAGACTGCGTATCTAAATACAGATTCTGAGAAGAAACAGTTATTTGACGTTATAGAAGAGCTAGGTCCATATATAAAAAAATTAAACTTTAGTGGTGGTGAACCTGCGATGATAGGAAACTACTATGATTTGATGGATAAGATTATAGAAACTGGAAACAGTAAACATATACAGATATTCATGAACAGTAACTTAACTAGATTAAATCTAAAAAACAGAAGTATGGCAGACTATTTTCCACGTTTTGATCGTTTTGATATTCAAGCTTCTGTCGACGACATATTTGAAAGAGATGAATTCATCAGATATCCATCTAAGTTTAAAAAAGTTTTAGAAAATTATCAATATTTAAACAGCATAAATAACGTTAACATGTCTATTAACGTGACGTGGTCGTTACTTAACGCCGCCAACGCTGAAAACATATGCGACTTTTTTACTGAAAATAAATATAGAATAAGTAGGATGACAAATTTTGTAAGTAATCCAATTGAATTACACGTAAAAAATCACCCACTTAAAGATGAGTTAATGGAAAGGTTTAAAGAGTCAAAGTACAGAACAGTACGAGAGGTAGCTTTAGAAATGAACGATAAGTATAACGAATTAGAATTTTTTAAGGCAGTGGCATACATAAAGGATTTAGACAGAATTAGAAACACACAAAGTTGGAAGGTATTTCCAGAGCTATCTAATTGGTTGAAATGAGAATTAAAAGTAAAAAAGCGAGTAAAAAACTTAATGTTTTAAGCGAAGACTTAGTAAAAGCTTCTTATCTTAGAGAGAATTCGGTACAAAATTCTCCTGTAAAAAACTTGCGACAAGATTATAGTAAGATGCTTGATAGTATAATTAAAAAGGAAGGATCTTTCTTCTGCTCTCAGCCTTTTATTCATTTATACGTACCAACTTATGGATTTGCGCATCCTTGCTGTAATACCACCGTGAATGTTAAAAAACACGTTTCTCAAACAGGTCTTAATGGTATATGGAATCAGCCTGAATTTGCTAACTTACGAAAAGAGATGGCAAATGGACATAAAGAAAGAGACGCCACTTTAAGAACATGCTACAGATGTATAGAGGTAGAGTATAACGGATTTGAAAACATTAGAAAACAGTATAACAATGATTTAGCGCGAGACAAAGAATATAAAGAAGAATTAGATAGATTAGTAAAATTTGTAGTAAACAATCCTGAGGAAGAATATCCAACTCCAAATAAAGTTCATACGATAGAGTTAAAATTATTTGGAAACTATTGTAACTTAAAGTGTTTGTTTTGTAACTCTGCTGACTCTTCTTCTGTATCTGAAGAGTGGATGTTATTAGGAGAAGCTTCGTACGATCAACAAAATGAAAAAATGAAGTCTAGATCAGGATCAGAGATTCCTTACAGCTTTCCACTAATTAACTATCAAGATAACGATATAGACGAAGATGAATTTTGGGATATGATTAGAAAATCCAAGAGAATAAAATTAGTAGGAGGAGAAACTTGGCTAATTAAACAATACGTACAAATACTAGAAAGATGTGTTGAAGAAGGATGGGCTAAAGATAAAAAGGTATTTGCTTTTTCGAATAATTTCGGTCATCCAAACATGCAGCATATCTACGATCTATTAAAAGAGTTTGAAAAAGTAACATATAAATGCTCTCTAGAAATGTGGGGAGATAGAAACGACTATATAAGATACCCGTCAAAGTGGCCAGAGGTTTATAAAAATATAAAACTGATAAGTACGCTACCAAACGTCAGTCTAGGACTTACTCTTACGGTAGGACCATTAAATATAGGATACGTTGACGATTTTGTAAGAGGTGCTCAAGAGATAGAAAAGAAAGTATTTACTTTTAACACTATCACAAGACCAGCTTGGTATACGCTCAAGAGCATGCCACCTGATTTAAAAGAATTTTACTTAGATAAATTATATAGAAATTCTTACGATATATTAGAAAAGATAGAAAAACCTATACAGTTTTTGGAAGAAGCCGAGCATAATGAGATGCAACAACATCTGATGATTTCTAATATTAAAGCTCGGGATAAATTAAGAGGTGATAACATCTTAAATCACTTTCCAGAATGGAAGCCTTACTTATAGAGAATAGGAGTACTCATGGCGGAAGAAAAAAAGAACGGAGTTACCGTAAAGAACGAGCACAACGAATTTGAGCTCGCTCTTAGATTTCTTGGTAACGAATTAATAGCTATAAAATTAGCTGCAACTAACTTTAGCGGTAAACTTATCGTTTGGAGCATTCTATTACTATTATTTAGTTTTATGTTGCTCGAGGTCTTCGGCCTATCAGCTTACATGGGCGTAAGCTAATGGCAGTTGGAGTTACACTAGATCTTTTTGAATATACCGGCCAAGTCGGTAAATGCGAAAAAGGTCACGTAGTCACAATACAAACTAATGGCTATGGTTTTTGCGCAGAATGCGCTAACGACATAGATGGCTACAGTACTCTGTACGTAATACCAAAAGGCCATCAAACACCCGGCGCACCAACAACTTAGGAGAGATAAATGGCACCCAATCCACATTATGTAAATATGTTAATAAATTTTAGTATACTTGGAACATTAATATATGTTGCCTTTCAAGTATCGTAAGAAGATAGTCCAGCATAGAAAGCTACCTAAATTTAGATTTGTTGGTTATATGCCAGAGCAGTTTATGGAGCAAAGACTTCTAGATTGCGCAAACAGCTCTGACACTACCGAAAAGTCTAAGAAAAATAACGTCGATTTTGGAGACTATGGCTTTCTAGAACACTACAGTCAAAGACACCTTCGTGGCACGTGGTTGCCAGAGGTGTTTGACGTATTTGGAAATATGTATGATCTTAGGTATGCTATTTTAGAAAAAGATAAAAAGATCCCGTGGCATATTGATATACCAGAAGGCCATAGATTTATAGCAATGTTAAAAGGTTCTCATCTTTACAAAGTAGAAGGCCATAAACATTCTGTAGAAATGCTAAAAGGCGAGGTATGGTTTATTAATTCTAGTTATCGCCACGAGATAGAGAATACCACTGAAGGCGATAGGGTAGCATTACTAGGAAAATTTGATGACACAACTGAATTATTACGAACTCGAGCCAGAAGATAATCACTTCACTGACGTCGTTGTCGACGTCACGCATCGATGTAATATGAAATGTAAGAACTGCTATATACCTAATCGTGAGATACCTGACATGGACGCAGATCTCATGATAGAAACTATCAAGAAGTTTCCGAAAAGAGTCACGATTAGAATAATAGGAGCAGAACCTACCATGAGAAAAGACCTGCCAGAGCTGATAACGCGTGTTCTAGATACTGGCCACAAGGTCACGCTGCTGACTAACGGGCTGAGACTGTCTTTGGAAAAGTATGTTAAGAGTCTTAAAGACGCTGGATTGAAACACCTGTACATGAGTCTTAACGGAGTTGATAACGACGACTGGTACGAAAAAATAGACGAGATGAGATGCTCTAAGAAGAAAATTCAGGCTATGGTAAATGCAAATAAATACAACTTACTAAGAGACGTAGGTTGTATCATAGTCAATGGCGTCAACGAAGAGGCTCCAGTCAGAATGATTGAGATGTTTAAGAGATACGATATTAAAAATGTGGTAGTAAGATTTAAGACGATAGGCCAGCTCGGTAGGTACATGGAAGGTGTTCATCAGATGGGCATGGATAGTCTTATCGATATCGTGTGCAAACAACTTAATCTCAAGGAAGACTATGTCAGGTGGTGGCAGAATAATTGGATATATCCTGAGAGTCGACAAGAAAAAGATAGCTTCTTATTTCCATTAAATCCAGATCAAAAGCTCGTGTACAAGGGAATATGGATAAAGCTCGTAAATTGGAATACCGAAGGAAAAAGTACGGTTCTCGAGAACAGCACCAGACGAGGTAGAGTCACTGAAAATTTTAAGGTTGCTCCGTTCTTCGAGCACGTAACTAATAACGAAGGAGGATATTGATGTTTAAAGTGGTTAATACTTGGGAGTCACCAGAGTACTTGACTCCACTACAGAATTATGTTAAGACTATAAGTGGATTAAGATCAGAGAATTACATGAATTTAAAAGTAGACAGAGCTTCCGCTTGGTGGATACTGTACGATGGTAAGTGGATAGTCGGTTTCTCTGGAGTACAGATTCCAGACTCTTGGCAAAATAAAAGAGTAGCTCGTATGCTGTACAGAACTTATCTCGCTCCAGAGGTAAGAGGTAAAGGCATGAAACCAACGAGGCATAATTGGCATTACTCTGGAGAATTGCAGATCAATTTCTGTAAGAGCTTTGGTCTCACGCCGGTAATATCGAGAGAGAACACTGGTCTTTCTAACTCGTCAAGAAATATAGTCAAGACGGCGAACGAGTATACTGGTGAAAAGAAGTGGACTCTCTTACCGGGATACTATTACACCTGCAAGGGAGAGCCTAATGATAATCCTAAGTGTTGGCAAAAGTTAGTGTGTTATGGCGACACTCGACACGTGCAAAAGCTTCCGCATAAAATGGTGTTATGAAACGTCTCCATATTAAAACCTCTAGTATTACGCTGATTAAGAAGCACACGTATACTAATTATTTTAAGGCGGAGCAGAAAGCACGAACGCTAGAAAAACTCAAGCAGAGGTCGAAAGAATTTCTTCCCATAAGAATACCTGAGTTCAGGTACTCGTACAAGCAGTACAGTTCTCTCGTCACGATAGAGTCAGAATTCATAAAGGGTAGGCATCTTCTGTTTGGTGATATATCAATTAAAGACAAGCATTACTTTCGCATGATCATCAAGCATCTCGTGCTGAGAGAAGACGAGTTCTCTTGCATTGACTACTCGAATCATAACTTTATTATCCATCACCTGACCAAAGAGTTGTACGCCGTCGACGAGGAAGGATTTGGAGAGCACACTATATCAAGAAGAATAAGAAATTACAATAGTCCTACGCGTGACGAGAGCGTGCGGTATCGACCACCTCAGTCACCGAGCGTGATGGCTGGCTAGGCTTCGTATACTTGGTGTTGTGGATGCCAGTTTCCGAGAGACATGCTGTAGTCGGCGATTCGCTGATAAGTACCAGCGCTGTCGCACTCGATGTCGATGGTAAGAGTGTTGTCTTTATCCCAGTCGGTGCGTTCCCACTTGATAAGACTTCCTTCGGCCTTCAGCTTATCCTTAAACGTCTCCATGTCCGCTGTCTTAGCGAGACTTGCGATAGACGGCGCCCCTTCTTCCTTGACGACTTTAAGTTGTTTTTTGAATGTCATACATGTATTCCTTTGCCAGATGGACTAACGTCGTTATCTAAACAGTATTTATAAAACTTTCTACGCGCAGTATCAAAATCCATATCAGGTAGTGATAATTTAAACAGCACTCTGTCCTCGGTGGTGGCGGTAACCTGATGCTCCTGCTGAACGTCGATTATCGCGGTCCTGTACCTGTAGACTCTGTGGCGAAACTCGATAGGATCTCGAGAGGTCGTGAGCACGAAGTTGATGGCGCTCTGAGTTCCTCTGTCCTGATGCCACGGTACCGTGAACCCCATCGTCTGTATGTAGAACCTCGGCTTGACCTTCGTCTCGAGTATCGTGGCGAAGTCTTCGGTTATGGTCTTGGCGTAGTTGTCGACCTCTCTCTTTATGAGCCAGTCTTTCGACACCTTTCCGTTCTTCGGGTCTACGAAAGGACCGTATCCGTCCGGACGAAGAGCCTCGTCCAGCAGTCTCTCCTTGTCGAAGTCGTATCCTATCTCTTCAATACACATCTTACCTCTCTTTTTCATGATCTCGAGCTCGTCTCTGAGCGCTCGCACTCGAGATCTTATCTCTTGTAAGTTCGACCTGTCCTTGACTCTTAGGTCCGGATGCGCTCTCGGATTGTTAGGAGTCAGCAGGTTCTTGTCGAACGGTTTACTGTCAGGCTGCGACCAGTGTCTCTTGATACTCGCCATATCTTCTCTTTACCTCGTGATAGTCGTGATCTAAGAATATCAGACTGAAAATGATCCTGTCTCGGTCGGCGACTCCTACCGAGTGTCTGTACTGGTTGACGTTGATGAGCGCCGCCGAGTACGATAGTGCATTTCCTCCGATGTGCAAGGTGCATCCGCCGTCGGTAAGTAGCACGTTGATTCGAGTCATGCAGCCGGTGTCCGTGTGCTCTTTGATCTCCTCGCCTCGAAGCTGTCTGTAGTATCCGACCGCGACTCTTCCTCCGCCGACGATGTCCTTCCAAGTCAGAGCGTGCTGCATTCCCATGGGACCGGCTCGATGTACCTTCAGCCAGCGAGGATTGTAGTCGCTGAACTCCTTCATCTCGTCCTTCAGGTCCTCGTAGTCCTCGAGCAGTCGAGGCGCGTTCCAGTCGAAGCCGTCGACGTCGTGCAGTAGCCTGCGAATAGGTTCTCCAAATAAGCTGAGCTGTGTCTCCATGATGTAATTCTCCTTAGTTGCAATAGTTGATGATAAGACCCGCGTCGTTAAGCCTGTCCTCTACCTCCGACAGAGGATGTCGAAGACAGAACTTGAGTATCAGACGCTCGTTCGGGTCCGACTCGACGCCGTGCATGACGTGTCCGACGTCTATCAGAGCCGCCTCGTAAGGATACGGCTCGTGATTCAGGTGTATGACGGGTGTA